TGAGATGTATATTATTCGTTTTATTTTTTTTTTATTTGCTTTATTTTACTATATTAAGATTGATTCAGGTTTAATTGTTCATTACGTTTGCATCGTTATTACCTGTAAAAATATATCCTGCTCCTCCCATATCAGCTTCTAATTGATAAACTTCATCTAATTCTTTATCTATCACTTTACTTACTAACTGAGGATCTCTAAGATCTCCAATTATAAAATCATCTGCTACTGTTTCCCAATATTCCGGATATTTTAAATCAACTCCACGAACCCAAAAACCTTCAGATTTTAATTTTTTAACTAAATGTGAGCCGATAAATCCACCTGCTCCTAATACTAATGCTGTTTTCATATGTTTATTATATTACGTGAATGATATATTTTTTTTCCTAAATTATCAATAATTTTAATACCTAATCTATTACAAGTTTCTCTTTCAGGTATTTCATTTGCAAACCTATCTCCACCTTTTGTAAAGATAATTTCAGCATCTTTATCTTGTTGTTTTATTAAATGATATGCTGCTTTAATAGATTGTACTACAGTAGAATCTAAATCTATAGATAATAATACTTTATCTACGTATTTAATAGACTCAAGTACTTTTATTCTAAATTCCTCATCTTGAAATGAAGGGACTCCTCGTTTTAATTCTGCTTGTTTGTCGTTATTTACTATAACCCAAACATAGTCTGCGATTTTTTTAGATAATTCAAGGCATTCAATATGACCAGGATGGATTGGATTAGCATACATTGATGTTATTGCATATTTCATATTCTTCCATATTTATCATTTATTCTAATAATATCATCCTCTCCAAAATAACTACCTAGTTGTGTTTCAATGAATATTAAGTCAATATCACTTAAATTAGCTACTCTATGTTTTGCTTGTAGTGGTATATTTACTGTTTCTCCTTTTTGTAGATTATACATTGTATCGTCTACTTGAACATTAGCTTCTCCTTGTACTATAGTCCACACTTCACTTCGTTGGTTATGATATTGCATACTTAATGCTTCATATGGCTTAACAGTAATTTGCTTTACTTTACAATATTCAGTTTCTAGTAGAATTTCAAATTCACCCCAAGGTCGTTGTTCTTTATAATTGCTCATAATAACTATTTTGTTTTTCTTGACGTTCAATTGTTTTAGGATGATATAGACACCAATATTCGTCGTCTGGTAAATAAGCATAGTTATTTGTGCCTATAACACGCTCATGCACTTTATTTACCCATTGGATACCTGGTGTATTTTTATAAATGCGAGATTGATAGTCGGGAAAGTTAACCCATCCATTATTATCTACATTCCACCCCCACTGATTAATATGGTCATGAGTAATACCTTCTACTGTATTGATTCTTGGTACAATAAACATATCTACTGTTGGATTTTGCTCTAGTAAACTATGTATACTGGATATAAGATACTCATGCGGATATTCGTCTGCATCTATATTAAAAATATAATCTCCAGTACATAATTTTGTCAATGCATTTTTCCAATCTGCAAAGTGATTTTCAAAAGGCTTTGCTACCCATACAAAACTTTGTGGATGAGTTACAGACATAGATTGTAAATATTCTTCTACATCTTGTGTACCATTTTTAGTATCGTATAATATTACTATTTCATCTTGCTCTTGTTTTGAACTTAAAAGTAAAGGTAGTAATTTATTTATTTCACTGAATTCATTACATACAGTGATAGCATAACTTATTTTCATATATTTTAATTGTAGTAACCAATATGTTCTAAAGCATCCATAAAATCTTTCTCATCAAAATGTTGAATTGTAGTCATATCCATTTTATGAGTTTGATTTGGTGGAAACTTATTTTTTTCATTTTCCTTAATTTCAGTAGCTACTACTGATGCCCATTTCCATTCTAGAGTACTACTTCCATCAGCAAATACCATTCCTTTAGAAGGAATATTAATTACAGAAGGATAAAAAACGCAGTTTGAATCTTTATCTACATATTTTAAAGCTCTATAAAGTTCAGGTAATGTTTCTTCAAATTGAGTTAAAACGTCTGTTCCTATTTTTTTAGTACTATCAGACATAAATCCACAACCGTAACAAAACCATACGTTATGTCCTTCATTATCTACATGATAGCAGGCATCACTAGTGCAGCGGGGGCATGTTATTAATTGATCTGTCATTATTCTACTTTTTTAAGTTTTGGTAACTCTATTTTTTTAAGTTGAGGTAATTTAAGTTGAATTTGCTTTGGTATTTTATCATCAATCAGTTCAATTAATTTATCACCCATTTTTTCTAAACTAAATTCTGTGCGTGAACGGTACGCTTGTCTTTTTGACCCTTCAAGGTATTTATTATAATTCTTATAAACATCTTCTAAATTCTTAGATGCTGCCTTATAATCAACAGTAAACCATTGGCTTTCTGCTAATAACATATCTTGCACAACAGCACTTGGATGTAATTGATCTAATTTTCCTCCTAACATTACATTAAATTCAGGATTTAAAAAATCAAGGTGCCCACTCCAGTTAGAAACAATTACTGGTTTAGCAGATATAGATGCTTCTAATAATGGGCGTCCAAATCCTTCACCACGTGTAAATGACACATGTGCTTTAACTTTAGGATGATTATATAATACATTCATTTCTTCATCTGTAAATTCACCATGAAGTAAGTAAATATTAGGTAAATCTCCTTTAACCATTTTTCTAATCCAGTTAATTTTTTCTAAAATATCATTTTTATCCATTATACAGGGAGTAGCAGATGATGTTTTTATAATTAAAGCTGGTTTTGATTTTTTATCTATAAATGTTTCCAGAAATGTTTTAATCATTCCTCCTACATTCTTTCTATCTTGAGTAAACTCACCTTGTAACCAGTGACCTACAAATAGAAACGCGAAATCTTCTTTAATATCGTTTAACTCGGTTAATGAATCTACTTTAGATAATTTTTTGTAGATATTAATATCTGCTCCTTCAAACAATACCTCACACGGTGCTGTTAATTTAACAATTCCTTCTACTTGTTGTGTTTGTGAATTACGTTTTTCAAATGAAGCAGCAGTAAATACGTTTTTAGCATGTTCTGAAGATACTAAATTTAAATTCATTCTATTCATTCCTTCAATCCATTGAGGAGCACATAATGTAGTTTCAATACCTGCTGTAACTCCTATATTGTATTTTCCTACAGGTTGAAATTCATTTGGTACTGTAATTTGCATCCATACATCTGGTTGTTTAGGTAGTTGAGGTTGAGTCCAAATACAATCTAATATTTGCTTATGCTCAGGATTATCTGCTTTTAAAAACCCAAATGGGGTTATTCCCCATCTTTGCGGTATAATTTTAATATCGTATTTGTCCGTTTTTAATAACGCCTTTACAATGTCTCTACTGCGTGCTCCATATCCTGAAAAGGTATCAATTGGGCAACTTATAAAAAATAATGGTTTCATAACTATTTTGCTATTGGGGATTTAACGTAATGTTTTGGTTGTGTTAATGCTTCTACTTTAATTAGTTCGTATCGTTTTCTAGGTGTCCATGTTGAGAACGTTTCATCTATTCCATCAATAATGTTTTTAGACATCCACCTAGCTGACATCATAGATTCGTCTGATGTTACCCATTCACGAGCCGCTATACATCTTTCATCGTAATTTACTTTAATTGATGTTTTTTCAAGGTGAGCAATTCGTATTTGATTAGCTACCTCGTGTGGGTCCATTCTATCATCAAATATGTAAGGTGTTGGAACTGATCCTACTAAGGATATATTTGATGGAAATACGGGATAAGCCCACTTACCACATTTTTTATATTTACCTCTATGGTTTGAACCGAATTCTTCTGTAAACTTAATCCAATTTCCATTTTCATCTTCAAAACGCATTTGATCTTGCATACCACCTGTTACACCTGCTATAATTGGTTTTCCAGCCATCATCGCTTCTGTTAATGATAATCCCCATCCTTCATTAGATGAAATTAATAATCCAACATCAGCACAATTATATAACCAATTCATCTGTTGAGGAGCATACCGTTGAGTTGAGAAGATAATATTATATTTAGTATCATTTCCAAATAACATTTCGCATACTGCTGGTAGATCCGTTCCATTTTCATCTACTGGTTGTGTATGAAGAATTAAAGCCGATTTGTGAGCTTGCTCTTCAGGTAATTCATCAACAAATACTTTCCATGCGAGTAAAACATCAGGAGTTGACTTACGTCGGATATTGCGAGAATTCCAGATAGTAACAAAATCATATTGTTTTTCATTAAACAGTTGTTTTTTAAATTCTTGTACAGCTAAATACTCAGGGTTAGAAGAATCAATAGGATAAAATACGTTTTCATTAATTCCATGAGGTACATATTTTATAATTTTACCTTCTACTTCTTTACCTAACACACAGTGATTAATATTTTCTGTCTGTTTAGATATAGCTAATAAGGTATCACAAGATTCATAGAATGATTTATTATACATTGGATATGGTAGATCATCCCATATGTTTAAATAAATCATAGGAATTTTAGTACGTATCTCATGTTCCATTTGAAATAACCACACCCAATATCTAGGATCTGTAAAGAACATAATAGCATCTGGTTTTTCATTTTCTATCATATACCTGATTAATTCAGGTGAACCATATCCGTTAGTAGGATATAGTATTACTGACGAATCTGTTACGCCTGCATTTTTATTTGTGTCTTCTGATAGATCTAAACGAGTCCCTTGTTCGGGGTGATTAATTGCTCCTCCTACATTAACCCAGTTATAGTGATGAGCTGTACCTACAACTATTTCTCGTGCCATAGTTGAGATACCACTTGACATTCTAATGTCATCACATAAAAGGAGTATCTTTTTTCGTTGTTCTTTAGGGATATAACCTTCTTTAAACATATTATTATAATTTATATTTCCAAATAAACCCTTTATGGGTTTTTCTTTTATTTTTACAACATTCACTTATTGCAGCACTACTATTTGAATTTACATTTAAAGCTGCCTCTATTTGGCTATCAAAACATTCAAGTAATATACCATTAAGAGAGTACTTTTCCACCTTTTTCCTATTTTTTAACATAGGTTTATTTTTTAATGCTAAACTTTTTTTAAGTTTTGTTTCTTCACTTTTAGGACCACCTCCTCTATCATATAATTCACAAAATAACATTTTATTCCATCCTAATTGATCAATATAATATTGTTTCCAATATATTTCACGTTCATTTAATTGTTCTACAGTATATTCTTCAATTATTTCGAATTTATGATTTTCAGGACCATATTTAATTAAAGAATTATATAATTTAGGACCAATAGCTCCTCTTCCACTACAATACAAATACTGTCTAAATCTATGAATTATATCAATAGATTGTCCAATATATATTTTATTTGTTGGGCTCATTATTTTGTAGATTCCTATTAATTTCATTTATAATCAATTTTTCAATTAGTTTTTGCATTTTCAAACCATTTTCATTACAATATTTCTTTAATTGTTCATGAACTTTAGTATCAATTTGAATTGCTTTTGTTATTTGTTTCATCGATTATAAATATATGAAAGCTATAGAAGACTATAGATTATATACTTCCTGTAAATTGTGTATTTAGTTGATTATGTAGTTGTTTTCTAAATTCTTCATTTGTTATATACAAAAACATACTACGTTCTGTTAATTTTTGAAGTGAAAATTTTGTTTTAACACATTCTATTCTAAATGCATCAAATAAATCATTTGGTAATTTTACGCTTGTTAATATATTATCTTTATTTCCCATAATTTTATTTATTATATATATAAATATATATGTAT